CGGGGCGCAGGGGATTCTGTCGCGGGCATGTCTGGCATGGTGAAATCAAGGCGATTCACGCCGTCCCATTCAGGCGTGTCATTTCCGGGCATACTATCACCATAACCCGGCGTTCCGAGCGTTCCGTCAAACGCCCCTTTAAACAAAGGTTTCTTCTGCCATGATCCCATCATAGCCATTACTTGAATCCTCCACCGGCCCACCCGCCAAGCGCAGCCCCACCGAGGCCAAGAAGCGCCTGCCCGATGCCCCCGCTTGTCTTCGTGGTCTGACTATTGCCCCAAAGGTTCCCCAACCCCTGAGAGAGTATCTGCGCGCCGATATATGGCGTAGTAGCAGCGCCTTCAGCCAGTGCCGCCAGTGCCGCCGATGTCTGGTTATCTAGACCACCCATTGCAATCGCCTGCTGCACTGCTTGTGCCTTACGGTCCATTCCAGCATTCCAGTCGTTATACCGCAGCCCGCTCTCGTTCGCGGAAAGCTGCTTGGCGACTTCACCGATCTGGCGGCTTGAGCGTGTCTGTCCCGCGCGCGAGAATATCGCGTTAATCCGGTCCATGATGTCGTTGTTCGACGTGTTGATGATGTTATCGAGCTGTGGATTTGAAGCGGGATCAGAATTGATCGTGTCCGCCGTGAAGCGGCGAGCAGCACCAAGGGTAGGATTGTTCGTCACACTGTCCGAGAAGCGGCGATACTGCCCCATAAGATCGGAACCGATCTCAGCAATATTACCCTTATTCGCGTCATAGACCGATTGCAGCGCGCCAGAACCAGCCTGAAGGTATGGCATGGCCTGCTTGGATGGCCCGGTAGTGGTTTTCTTCGACGAAAGACCCATTACAGAGCCTTCCTGATCGTCGTCTGATAGAGATTATAGTCTTTCAGCACTCTGGCCCATCCTTCGCGGCTCTGGATTGAGGCGGACTTACAACCGCGCATCAATGCCCATTTCTCAGCGATAGGAATGAGGTCCGAGGCTATTTCCCGGAGCTTTCCGACAGCAAGCTCGCCCTGCAGCTCTTTCAAGCCGGTAGGGTATTGCTTGACCGTGCACAGAATAGCGGATTCATCGCCGGTAAACAAGATAAATCGCCCTGTAGCCACCTCGCCATCTAACCAAGCGGGTGTATAAAGTTCTGGATCAAGAACAGCATGGAAAGCGGCGCGGAATTTCTGATATTCAGCCCATGTGGCAGGCATCAGAAGCTCGTCACCTCAGCCAGCTCCATATTGACATAGAGCGTGCCGACGCCCGCAGCACCCATCGCGACGACATTCATGATGTTGAACCCCTCGTTCTGGGCGAGCACAAGCGGGTAATCATCAGAGTCTTGCTTCAGGAGATTGTCAGGTGCGGGCGGCAGGATATTGCCCGCCGTTGTCGCGGCGGCATATGCTCCAATCATGCCCAAATGGCTCGTGTCCAACACCTTGGCACCTGCCGTCAATGCGCCGGTGCTCGATATGCGGCAATCCACACTTGTCAGTGTGCCGAGTGAAGTCCTGACCTTGCATTCGTTGCCAGTGAGGCCGATGGCCGTTCCGCCAGTATCCGAAGCTGTGAACCCCCGCGCAAACCTCAGCCCCCAACGAAGCTCCTGCGCTGTCGTGAACCCAGTCGTCACCACAAAGCCTATGCCCACGCGGCGAACAACCACTGGATTGGCTGAGATGTTGCGAAACGAGAAAACGGCGGCATTCGCTGCCGCGCCCGTCAAAGCACCAGACGCAGCGCCAATAGCGTGCCAACCCAGTGTTTCCATGGGACGCAGCGTAGTGCGAGAAGCCTTGAAGGTGCCATCAACTCTCGGAACAGTGCCGAGGTCATCGCGGTTAATTACGTCCATCGCCATCGTATCAGCTCCAGCTATATTCCACGGCCCATTGGCCCTGCATCTTGTGTTCGGAACGCGCGTAAATTGTTCCACCTACCCCCGCCGTGGGGAGGGCGGTCAGTTGGATGAATATCGGCGCGTATCTGTGGTCTGCTGCCGTATGATCGGCGGTTGCGCTGTCAGCGGCAAACCATGCCTGTATGTTTGATCCGGCTAGAACCGATGTGTCCGCGAATGAAACACTAGCCTCATTAGATCCGGGGAAAGCGCCAAAGTCGATTGTCGCGCTGCCCGGATGACCCAAGCCGATGTGCGTATGGCCGGAAGAGGCAAACCCGGTCGCGTATGCCGGGTCTATGGTCCAAGTAGTGCCGCTGCCCGATACAACTATATCGCCCTTATCACCGTCAGCGATAGCACTGCCAGTTGAAGAATTTCGCAACAGCTCATTTACAGCGGTTGCTACCTTCCGCACCCATTCCGGCATATTGGTGGCTGTCGAGGGGACAAACAGGCTCACCGCCGCAAATTCCTGAGGTCAAAGCCAAAGTCCGGCAGCACCAACGTGGAATCCGGTTCGTAGGCGCGGAAATAGTCCGCCATCTCGCTTGCGCTATGATGGTTCAGATTTTCAGGAGACGCCCAAAACGTCCAGATATTATTGTCCCCGGACCAATGACCGCCGGGATTCTGTTTGGTTGAATATCGGCTTTCGTCAGAGAACGTCATGTGATTGGGTAGTTTGTACGTATCAGGCAAATGCCCATTCGCAGCCTCTGCGGCATTCCCTAACCATGCCCCTCGCAGATCGTAATCCCCCTCGTTCTGGAGATTGCTCGACAGCTTTTTACGCCACGCCTGATATGCATCTTCCTGTTGTGGAGACAGGCGGGTCCAGCTTCCCATCATACCCATTAGCGTCCACCCTCAATGCTATATTCCAGATCGATGCCATGGGCATAAGACCACACCGCACCAGCGGGGAGGGATGCACTAATTCCGATATGACGCCCATTGGCACGCAACGGAACGCGGCCATTGTCCCTGATTGTTCCTGACACTCGCACAGCCTCACCGTCACCCGCCCGCGCGCGTTGATCTATCGTTACCGTACCATCCACAGCATCACTAACCAGCCTCGCGCCACGGATGCGCACCCGCTTTCCCGGCTCGATCTCGATAGGTGGAATGGCAATCGTTGCCGCTGTGTTCGTTCCTGTCAGCGTCCCCACGATGTCGCTATTATCGACGGCGAACAGCAACGGAGCACCGCCTGCGAACATGGTGGAATCGAGCGAAACAGGGATAGAGTCCACCCGCTCGGATAGAGCGTGTCCAGATCCTCCAGCGAATACGACAATGTGAACCCCTGAAACACCGACTTGACCGCCACACGCGCAGGAGGAGACCATTTGCGCAGCGTCCAGTTGTAACGGAGGATATAGCCGGGATTACCCGGCATAGACCAAACAACCTCAGTGGCTCTTGGGTCAACCGCAGCCCGAATATTATCAATGATCTCTGTGCGCGCAAATTCTCCAAAGAACTCCCGGTCAACCGCCTCAGCCCCGATAGGAATAACCTCGTTGCGGTCGCACATCTTGAAACCCTGATCGGACAGGAAAAACACATACTGACCAGACTGCGCCACAGAGCCTTTCGCCATACACCCGATGTCACGGCTGATTTCGTCGAACTGCCAGACAGTGACATCGCCGGTATAGATTGCGCGCTTTACCGAACGCTGTTGCAGGATGATGCCAGTTTCGCCCCCAGCAAGTCCCATAATCTCGCCGCCAGAGGGGAATGGGACATAAAGAGATTGATTGGTGCCTGCCGTCCACCCATTGCAGTCATCATAGCCGGAAATGGTGACAGCGGCCCTATCGGAAGGGTCTCCAGCGAGAAACACCTGATTGCGGACTGTCGCCACCATAGAGGCTTTCGGAGGCGTACCGGGAAGAGCAATAGCCGTCCCCGCCGCCAGATCGAAGCGCACCGGGTCATCGCCATTAGCACCGATCACATAGTCATTGAACTGGTCAAAGCGCCATAAGGTCGCGGAGAGCGAGCCGAGAACACTGGACCATGCACCACTCGAATAGCGATAGAGGTTCGTCGCCGTGCCAGCAAGTAAGGCTGTGCCGCCATCACTGCCGACATATGCCGCCCCCCCGAGAATGCCAGAAAGCGCCACAGTAACAGCGGAAAAGCTCCCCAATGGCCTGTAGCCCGTAACCGCAGCAATAACGCTGGCACTGTCGGCTGCTGTCATGGGCTGGTCTGGGGTGTAATCCGGGAAGGGGATGCGCTTCAGCACCGCGCACCTCTAACTTGCGAGACTCCCTTCGGCACCAATGGCCCGCCGCCGTAACGGTCCAGCCTACCCATGCGGACGAGGCTCGCTATAGCGGCTTCCAGCCTTTCAGAGAGAAACCCGATAGCCTCCTCATCCCGAATGTAGACTGCAGCCTCCAGAAGTGTGCCAAACAGATACACGTCAGGATGCTCGTCCAGAACCCAATTACTCGCCACGGTATCGGATAGTGGCTCCACCCGTGTCGAATAGGTCGCGTTGATTGTCGTGCTGCTTGAGGGAGGCGGGGCGAAAAAGATCGTCCGGCCCTCAATGTAATAGGCTTGCGGGATACCGCTATCGCCCGAGAAAGCGGCAGCAATGGCCTGCGCCCCCATTTCCACCAGTGGGCGATCAGGTGATCCCTCGATATGAATGCGGCGCAGCTTCCGAAATGCAGGGGGCAGGGTGTAGGATTCGGTCGTTACCGTCCAGTCCTCGCGCGTATCCTGCATGACAGAGCGCAATTCACGATTAAGCCTCGCTTCCAATAAAGCGGTGAAGTCTGAAACTCTGGCGGTCAGATCGTCGCGGTCGAGCCACAGCGCCACCTTGTCCTGTAAATCGGAATAGGTGCCAATAGTCCCGGCGATAATGACCGATAGCGCGACCATTAGCTGCCCTGAATGCCCGCGACTTTGTAGCCCGGTACAGCGTCGAGCCAAACACGCTCGCCAGACCCAACGGGGCCACTTGTGCCGGTTGCCGCCGCAACAGCAGTTGGGTTGGAGCTGCTATAGTCGAAGGCGGCGTATTCTGTGCCATAAACAGACACGTACACCGCGTTAGCAGGAGTGGTACCAGACTGCGCACTCGTGCCTGATAGTGCTATACTCTCTGATGAAATGATAGCGCCGGGTACATTCGGATTAGATATAGATGCGGTCCAATAAGTTACTTTCAGTGCCATGATGGCCTCCTAAACCCGTAATTCCGATGTACGAATGGCGCGCCAGTCAGAGCAATTCAGCTTCTGCTGCAGCTTCTTCTGGACATCCGGATCCTTGTCCGCGTCAAACACCCACCATCCCTCCTCGCGGAACCATTTAAGGATCGTTACAGGGGGGATAGAGGCTATCGGATTCGCGACCTCGGATGTGATCTTCTTGCCATTCTCGTTTGCCATGCGCTTATTGCGATCAAGCACAGGTTCCACGTCCTGACCCTCGCTGACCGTTATCTCGCCGGTCATCTCGTCGATATAATATCGGCGGGTAATGCCCCACTCGTTCGTTTCAGTGTGAGCCAGGCGCATGATTATTCGACCGTAACGTCCAGATCGGTCTTCTTGACCTGACCGCGATCAATCAGAAAATCGGCCAACTTCGCATCGACCGCAGCCACATCTCCGGTCTTAATCGTCTTGGTGCCTTCCTTTTCCGGCCCCTTGAGGACGCGACCATCGCCCAGATGAACATCAGGGTTGACGATGCACTCAACTTTTACGTCTGCCATGTCTTGTCTCCATAAAAAGAGAGGGAGAGCCGAACCCTCCCCCAAATTCATCAGGTGAGGTCAGCCACCACGAAGTGCGCGGCCTCGTTGTCCACCTGCAAGGTGTATTCACAGATGATCTGGTACTTGCTGTTGTCACCAGTGACGGACAGCGGCACCGACTTGGTGGGGCGTAGATCGGCTTTGCGCACGTAGCTCGGATCAACACCGATAACCGTGCGCGAACGGACCCCGTAAGGATGCGGGATGGCCGTCAACCGTCCGAAGTCGCCCAGATAGACGTCAGCCGCGCCCACAATCGCCAACTGCCCGGTCGTCGGAGAATTGTCGATGCGGTTGGTCGCAATGCCGGTGAAGCTGGAGAATACCTGCTTCTGCGTGCCGCCCATATAAAGCTGGGTAGGACGCCCGCCATTGTTGAACGCGGAAAGCTGCGCGGCCTTGAGCAAGGTTTCCGTGAACGCTCGCTGTGTACCATCGGTAGGAGCCGATACAGTGCCACCAGAGAAACCGCCGCCCGAACCACCGGAGCCGCGCGAGGCGTTTGACGTGATCCAGCTTTCCATGCCTGCCGACACGCGTGCGGTGCTGGAGTTGCCAGTTACCGACGCCTTGTTCGAAAGCATCTGCTTCTCAATGTCGCGCTTCAGTTCCTTGGTCTTCAGCATGACCTGAAGCGCCATTTCAGATGCACGGCCAGCGGTGTTTACCGCATCGTTCGTGCCGGAGATGACAGCGGTCTTGTCCGCGATCTGCGTACGGTTGCCGACGCGCGTGGTAGTATTCGCCGCATCAAGGTTGGCGTCATCGCCTTCAAGATTGGCGTTGGTGTCAACCGCCGACGCGAGCGTCTGGGTCTGCCACTCATGGTAGGTGTTCGACGCCTTACCCGTTCCGATATTGTTCCAGAACGGCGTTTCCTCCGGCGAGATATTGTAGATCACGTCCGAAAGGTCTTCACGAATGCCAACATTGGCATAGGTGATGTGGGTGTTAGTAGGGAGAGTCATCAGCGTTTCCTTTCAAGGAGCAGAGCGGCTGCGGCCTCTGGCGAGCGCGTCTGCTCAAATGTGTTGAGCCTTGTCTGAAAGTCGTTCGCTGAATTTGCTGGCATTCTTCCCGTAGCCGCGCCGGGACGGGACATCGGGGGAAGTTTCTTGGCAGAGCGCACCGTTTCCATTCGCTTGGCAACGATCCGGTCATACTTCGCGGCCTTTTCACGCCACTCGTTGGCCTTCTTCATCGCCATGATATCGACTGCGCCAGCCTGAGCCAGTTCATCAGCGCGATACCCAAGCTCTTGTCCGATGGATTCCAGCGATTGCCGGAGTTTCGGCCCTGCTTCGGGATCGAAAAATTCTGGTAGTTCCGCACGAAGACACTCAGCTTCCGCTTGAGCCAACGCCGCTTGATTGGCGCTGCGTGCTTCCTCGGCCTGCCGCTGTAGCTGAGTCACCTGCTGCTGCAGCTCTTGCTGCTGTGAGATGGCGGCCCGGTATGCGGCGTCCTGACGTCGATAGATTATTAAATCAGATGGGTCTTCACTGTAAAGTAAATTCACATCTGGCGGATCAGGAAGAAACTGTTGCGCATAAGCCTGCAATTGCAAGGCATGTGTCTCCGCCTGTTTCGCAACCGCTTCCATCGCCTGCTGCTCGATTTGGCGCTTGGCTTCCGCCGTCTTCCGGCCCGTCTCGGCGATGAATGCGTGCTGGTCCTTCTCGCGCTTGGCGATGATCTCTCTCGCACGCTCTGGCAATTCGGCCCAGACCTCGGCGTCCTCCTTGGCCCACCCGGTAGGCGGCGGAGGAACATCGGCCTTAACCTCTTCTTCGGCCTCCGCTTCGGCATCGTCTGCTTCCACGTCATCGACCGGCTGCTCGTCCGCCATTAGATCGGAGAGCAGCGCTTCCTCGTCGGTCGGCTCTGGCTGTTTTGCGGTTTCATCAACTTCCTGTTCCACCTGCGCATGGGTTTGCTCCTCCTGCGGTGCCAGAAAGTCGTTTGCGGTGATAGGTGCGGTTCCCTCGCTCATGCCCTCATTCCCATTCGTTTCAGAAGGTTGCGTTTGTGCTCAGGGATGAGCGCGATCTGCTCAGCCCTGTTGGCTATTCGTTGAGCCTCTTTGCCTTCGGAAATTGCGACCCGAAGATGCTGCTCCACCATGTCGATGACGTTTTGCGCCACTGCGAGCTTTGTTATCTTGTCAGTGGCCCACGGTTCGTTGACCGCGATCTGGGTCATCGCCGCCAGATAGTCAGCCCTTGCCGCTTCACAGGCAGGACCAACAAATTTTTCCAGTGCGGATTGCGCGCGGCGTGAGCGCTCTATGGCTGCGCGGTCACTCATCTAACGCGCCCCCCGGCCTGTTTGTCGTCATTTCGTCCTCTGCCTCATTCTGGCTGTCCGCAATCTCGCGTTCATTGGCGATGCGGATCAGGGCGAGCTGATATTCCATGTCGATTTTCTTGATCGCGAGTTGCGCTTCGGTTTCCGCCTTGTCGCGGGCAAGATCAGCCTCAAGCGCCGACTTTTCACGCGCCGCTGCAAGGTCATATTCCAGCTTCTGCCGAGCCAGATCCAAGTCCGCTTCCTGCTTTTGCAGGGCAAGCATGTTCTTGGCTTCTGCGTCGACCTGTTGCGCCTTCAGCTTCTCCGCCTGCATCATGGCGTCCGCTTGTGCCTTCGCCATCTCAGGGTCCGGCTTTTCTTCCGGTGGGCCAAGCGATTCAGGATCAATCAGCAGGTCGCGGGCGCTGCCGAGCGACATATCCGCCACCAAACCCTTCAGGTTGTTGTA